TACAGCTGGATTCCTAATTTTTTTAGCTTGTGTTTGTATACCAATTTTTTTAAAACTTGGAATATTTGTCACTGGAATTTGGTTTATATTTTCTTTTTTTATTACTTTTAGTTCAGATATTTGTGAAAAAACAATTCAAAAAGAACTCAATAAAAGAATGTCGAAAATTCCAGTACCTAAAAATCAAATTTTTAAATGGAGAAGAAATAGGAATATCGGATATGCTTTTACAGATTTATCGAAAGGAACAATTTGGATTTGCAGTACACAAACAAAATTTGAATTACACATATATTTTCTTTCAGAGTTGAAGATAGTCGATGAATCTTTTGGAAAAATCCATTTTAAGAGAACTTCAAATACAATGCGTGAAAATGAACTTCGAGAGTTTGTAATCTATCATTATTAATTTTTCTAAAAATATATAAATTTAAGTACGTTTAAGGGGTTAATAGGGGTTAAATAGGGTATATACACATATGTGTGTAAAACCATGTCGTTTTTGTTGCCCCTCTAAATGAGAATGGAAAAAATCGGAGGTGTGATAGATGCTTGAAAAACTAGTCGAACAGAAATTGGTTCGGGGTGTTAGAGAGTTGGGTGGTAAGGCCTATAAGTTTGTATCGCCTGGCAACGTCGGAGTGCCTGATCGGATTGTGATATGGCCGGACGGTACCGTTCAATTCGTAGAGCTTAAAACGACCCGAGGTCGATTAAGCCAATTACAGGATGTGCAGTGCAAGAAACTATTGAGCCTACTGCAGACCGTTTACATCCTTTACGGCCCTGAAGCCGTTAAGGACTACCTAACGAATGAAGGTGGTATTCATGGCGAGAGTTCCGTGTAAGAACTGTACCAGGCGTACACCTGGCTGTCATGGCATGTGTTCCGATTATAGCTTGTACAAATTACTTAGTAAGTACGAAAAAGCGAAGGATCATGATGATACCGTCGTACAGTCATATATCATGACTAACGTTCGAAAGATTCGTCATAAGATGCAAAAAGCAAAATACGGATGCACAGTTAAGGATTAGGAGGGCTATAGTGAAATTTAATCCACACCCCTATCAAAAGTATTGTATCGATAGGGTAGTCAAACAAAATAAGCTAGGCCTATTCCTAGATATGGGTCTTGGTAAGACGATTATCACGTTATCCGCTATATACCAGTTGAAGTACAACTACTTTCAAGTTAAGAAGGTGCTTATCATAGCGCCTAAGAAGGTAGCAGAAGCAACCTGGCAACGTGAATCGGCCAAATGGGACGGCGTTGGTATTCTTAGAATATCCACAGTTCTAGGTCCGTTAAAGAAACGCATACAAGCACTAAACACACCGGCGGATATCTACATCATCAATCGCGAGAATGTATCGTGGCTGGTTAGCTACTATAAGAACGCCTGGCCATTCGATATGGTGGTAGTCGATGAATCGAGTTCCTTTAAATCTCATCGTGCCAAACGATTCAAGGACTTATCGAACATGTACAACCATATCAACCGTATGGTGCTGTTAACCGGCACACCATCGCCGAATGGGTTGATTGACCTATGGGCCCAGGTCTACTTATTAGACCGTGGCCAAACACTAGGTAAGACATACACCGCATTTAGGGAACATTATTTTGACCCGGACCAACGAGGTCGCGATGTGATCTACAGCTACAAGCCAAAGGCGAATACAGATGATGCGATTATGTCAGCCATAGCCCCGTTATGTATTTCAATGAAGGCTAGCGATTACTTAGAACTACCACCGATTGTGTACGATACGGTGCCGGTAGTCTTAGATGCTAAGGCGAAGAAAGCTTATGAAAGCATGGAACGTGATGCCGTCCTTGAAGTATTCGGAGCAGATGAGGAAATCACCGCCATGAGTGCGGCTGCATTATCTAACAAACTCCAACAGTTGGCCAACGGTGCCGTGTATGATGATGAACGGAATGTCCATGAAATCCATGATTGCAAGATAGAAGCCTTCATGGAGCTTATAGAACAGCTACACGGCAAGCCGGCGCTAGTGTTCTACAACTTCAAACATGACTGTGCCAGGTTGAAGGGAGCCCTAGCGAAAACGGATCTGCGTGTACGAGAATTAAAAGGCGCCGATGAAGAGTTCGATTGGAACGCCGGCAAGATTGACGTACTACTAGCACATCCCGCATCAACTGCCTATGGTCTTAACTTACAAGACGGCGGTAATCATGTAATATGGTTCGGTCTTAATTGGAGCCTTGAATTATACCAACAAGCGAACAAGCGTTTGCATCGTCAAGGGCAAAATGAAAAGGTAATTATCCATCACCTTATATCCGTAGGCACACGGGACGAGGATATGATGGAAGCCTTAGAGAAGAAAGACGAAGCACAAGAATATGTCCTTCAGTCATTGAAGGCGCGGATTGATAAATATGTGAAAGGATAACACTATGAGCAGAATTTGTAAGACCTGCGGAAGCCTATTCAAGGCTACTGGTAACGAGCAAGAGTGCCCTACATGTAAGAAAGGGTTCAACGATATCATGAGTATCATTAAAGGCAAAGACAGAACGGAGACAGTAAAAGACAGTAAAAAGACAGAAGCGCCACCTACTACACCAGAGCCATCACCTAAGATGACTATTTGTAAGGTGTGTGGTAAGGAGTTCGAGCAAACTGGCAAAGGTCGACCTGCTGTCAATTGTCCGGAATGTCGAGAAGCATTGAAACATGAATCAAAGGCAACGGTTAAGGTGAGACATTTTGAGCCTGAGCCTAAAGCAAAGCCAACAGTCGCCGTAGCGACGGAAGAAGAGAAGGCTAAGCAGTATGGCAATATTGAGCCTAAGCCAGTAGTAACGGATACGGCTTCAACAGGTGTATCAGTAGCCGACGGTAAGCCTACAGATACAATGAACGACGCGGTACACCATCCGTCGCATTACACATTGCCAGGGCTAACCATTGAGAGCGTTGACGTCATTCGTGCTGTATTGACGCCAGAAGAGTTCAAAGGATGGTGCAAGGGTAACGCATTAAAGTATTCCCTTCGAGCAGGTCGTAAAGATCCGGCGAAAGAAGTTCAGGACCTAGCGAAGGCAGGCGTGTTCTTAAGTTGGATTACAGGTGAGTAGCCTATGCATACCAGTGCAAGCTTCGAGAAACTGCTACACGACCACGGGCATTACCTGGATGACCTGTATATAATCACTGTCCGATATGTCAACTACTTGGAAGAACAGTATGAGATAGCATACGTACGAAGTGAAGAGGTCATTCGTGAATACAAGGAAGCAGGTAATGACCAGTTCGACGATAAGACATATTCGTATCCGTGGTATCATGACGAGCGTTGGGATGAAGCTACCGATACGTTGGAAGCGATAGAGGATGAAGTCGATGAGCTGTACAAGATTGTAGAAGGGATGGATTACATATGACACAGGATAGTATTGATAGGATGTGAACGTATGGGTAAGCGTACGAGTAAGGGAACACATCCTGGAATAAGTAAACTGCAAAGGCTGATGGATAGTCATAGGCGATTAACTGACGTCGAGGCGCACTTGCAACGACTGGAGCAAGAAGCCCGAAGTGAGTACCCTATCACCGAAGAGCAACAGCTAAATCTCAAGACGGCGTATCGTGATTTGCTTGATGAGTCAAGGCGACTATCAAGGGAACGATATGAGCTATGGGCTATCATCCATCAAGTGCCGAGCGATTGTGAGCGTACATTCCTTGAGTATCGCTACTACTTCGGCCTTGGCATGAAGGACGTTATTGAGGCGATGCACTACAGCGAGCCCCAGGTCTACCGCATCAGAAAGATGGCTGTCAAGTCTTTTTGCAAACTTTTTGAAAATTTCTAAAACATGATATGAAATGATAGTTGCACTTTGTGTTACCTTATGGGTGTGGATACGGAAACGAGCGCCGTGTCCACGCACTGTAGGGTAGTTCATAGTGATACCTTTCATGTACTTACACTTCTCTCCTGGGCAGTAGCCCAAACATGAAGCGAAGCATTGAGGACTACGAACAACCGCGTAGTCCTTTTTGTTAGCTTTAACGAGAAAAGAAATACCCTAAATACATTTGAAATTATTTTTAAAATTTTTGAAACAAAAAGGTACTTCCTCGACGGAAAATCGCCGGTGGTCGCCTCCGCGCGATGTTTGTCCGCATGTGAAAAATTTTTTCAAGTAGAAAGTACCCTACCAATAGACACTTACGGAAGGAGGTCCAAAATGGCCACGGAAAGACCCAAAGTCAAGTTCGATGACAACGGCGAGATCATTGTCACCACAAAAGTGTTATGCCAAATTCTGGACCTCGGTCCGGAAATGATATCACGCCACAATCGTGCAGGTATGCCGAAGGTGGCAACGGGTTGGTGGAACGTTCGTGAAGTTCTTGTATGGCTTGGCATGTCTAAGGATAAGGACGGAACGAAATCCGCTGCTCAAAGAAAGCTTGAAGCCGAAGCCGACTATAAGGAAGCCAAAGCGAAACGCGAAAAGCGAATGAACGAAGTTCTTGAAGGCCAGTACATTGCGGCCGAAGATGTAACCCGTGAATGGACTGGACGCGTTAACGAATTGAAATCATCTCTTGGACTGTTACCTAAAGCGGTTAGCAAAGAGTTTCCTGATGCAGATACAAGGGTGGTTGTAGAGAGGACGGTGAATGAGTGTGTCAACGAGTACCTCGAAAGCTACGCGCGCGACGGCGCCTACACGAAAGCGAAGAAAAGTTAATTCCAAAAATTCAAGGAATCCGAATAAACAATGTCATTACAATTCATCACACGATTCTAGTACTTCGTTTACGTGGACAGCACAAGAACTCGCAGCTTTCAAGCCTCCGGAGCGGTACACCGTTTCCACATGGGCCGATAAGTTCAGAGTACTCCCAAGCACTAGTGCAGAACCCGGGCCATGGCACACGCACCGCACTCCATACTTACGAGAGCCTATGGATATGTTCAATAACAATCTGATTGAATCGATTGTACTGTGCTTCGGTGCACAGATTGGTAAGACCGAAGCTGAGCTCAACATGATAGGGTTCGCGCTGCATCAATCTAAGGCACCAGTAATGATGGTCTATCCAACAGATACGTTAGCAAAATTTAATAGCGATAAACGTGTTGAGCCAATGATCAAGAACACAGAGCCATTGGCTGAAATGTACAACGAAAACGAAAGTTCAAAGTTAGAACTCAACTTCAACACAGGGAACTACCTGGTATTGTCCGGTGCTAACTCTCCATCGAGCCTTGCATCAAGGGCTATCAAGTATGTGTTCTTCGATGAAGTTGATAAGTACCCGGTATTCTCCGGCAAGGAAGCCAATCCAATTAAGCTGGCAACGGAACGTACTAAAACGTTCGTTGATGCCAAACACGTGATGGTATCAACTCCAACAGTCGAAAATGGCAATATCTGGACAGCTTTCAAGCAAGCTCATGCACAGAAAGAGTACTACGTACCGTGCCCACACTGTGGCGAGTATCAAAAACTCGTGTTCAAACAGATTAAATGGCCCGATGAGGCTAAAGGCAATAAGGACCGCATCAGGGACACCGCCTATTATGAATGCGCGCACTGTAAGAAAGCGATACATGATAAGCACAAAATGGATATGCTTCGTAACGGAGAATGGCGAACCGAAAACGAACCCGATTGTCGAGTGCGCTCGGTTGGCTACCACTTATCGTCCTTGTATTCTCCATGGATAGCGTTTGGGAAAGTTGCGTATGAGTTCTATACTTCAAAAGACTTTCCGGACCAATTTATGAACTTTATCAACTCATGGCTAGCAGAACCTTGGCGAAGTGCAAAGACGAAAAGCACACAAACGCTACGCTTCACGGAATCAACCTATGAGCGTGGCGTAGTACCGGATAAAGCCACGCTACTTATCGCTAGTGTTGACGTACAGCTTGACCACTTCTGGTGGGAGGTTAGGGCCTATGCACCAGGTGTGAAGTCCTATCTTATCGATTATGGTCAAGCCAGCACATGGGATGACTTAGAGGAGATCATAGTCAACAGGGAATATCCAACAGAGTATGGCGAACCTAGACAGGTGATGAAGGCGGGCATTGACTCAGGCTTCAGAACGGACGAGGTGTACCAATTCTGTGCAATGTTCCCGGAAATATGTATTCCGTTAAAAGGTTCGTCAAATCATAAGACCCTAACGGCTCCGTACTCAATGTCAAGCGTTGAGAAGGGCGTTATCGGGGGCCTTAAATTATACGTCCTTAATACGGACTACTGGAAGGACTTCATATTTGCTCGGATGGTACGGCCAACTGATGAAGTAGGCACAATCCATCTGTTCAAGGATTGTCCTCAAGAATACACCGACCATCTTCGGTCAGAAGAAAAGCAAGAAATTCGCAACGTGAAAACAGGCGAAGTTACGGTGCAGTGGAAACCACTCACCGGGCACCCTACGAATCACTTGCTAGATACATGTACATACAATGCTGCAGTCGCAGATATTGCAGGGGTGAAGTATTTAACTGAACCCGAAGAATACGAAGAATCCAATTCCGTAACCGAGGATATCGACTACGGTGTAGGAATGGGAAATACGAACCATTGGTTTAGATAAGGAGGTGAACCATGAGCGATGTAAATGAACAATTGGACCGTATCCGTGAAGTCATCGAGGATATCGAAACAAAAGGATATTCCGAGTTACAGATTGGCGGTAAACGGTTCAAAGCGATTGACCTTCCTGTGTTATATGCACGCGAACAAACGCTGATGCAACGTGTTCATGAGGAAGCAAACGGCTTCCAGAGTGATGCATACGTGACATGGGGTGGACGATGAATATCTTAGATAAGGTAATCGGTTGGGTTAGCCCTGAAAGGGCGCTTAATCGTATCGCAGCACGAGAGGCTATCCGCCAATATGATGCGGCGTCAATGGACCGATTGAGTAGCGACTGGCAACCTGCTTATGGTACAGCCGAACAGTTGGCCACTGGAGCGCGTGACCTTATTCGAGGTCGAGCTCGTGCAGCTGAAATGAACAGCGACTTAGCTGAGTCTGTAGTTACGGCTTTAATTCGCAACGTCATTGGCGTTGGAATCAAGCCACAGGCGAAGGTAAGGAGCGGTAAAGGTAAGTTAAATACAAACCTTAACAACAAAATAGAAAAGGCTTGGGCAAAATGGACTGAAGCTGAAAACGCGGACGTCCGAGGCATGTCTAACTTTTACGAATTGCAGTCTATCGCACTACGACGGATGCTGTATGACGGTGAAATTCTAGTCAACAAAACCGCACAGGGTGACTACCTGCCACTATCAATTCAATTGATTGAAGCAGAAAATATCGGAGCGGTTAGCTTACAACATGGAAAGAATAACATCATCAACGGCGTGGAGGTTAACGAATATGGGAGACCAGTTGCGTATCATGTATATCAAAGCGATCCAATGGGGTTACGCAGTTTCGACGCATTACGGCTAACTACTAACCAGGCGTTCTTATTATTCAAGCCTACGCGCACCTCTCAACTTCGAGGGATGAGTCACCTGGCATTAGTCCTTCGTCGTATTCACGATATTGATGAATACATGGACGCAGACCTAATTGCTGCACGTGTATCGGCATGTTATAGCGCGTTCATAACGTCTCAAAATTCAGCACGTCAAACGGCGATGCTTCAAAGGGATAGTAAAGGACGTCCTAATATGACACTAGCACCGGGGATGGTTAGACACCTTAGCCCTGGTGAATCTATTGAATTTGCAGACCCTAAACGTAACGCTGGGACTGCGAGTGAATACTCGGCAACTCAGACACGGAGAATATCCTCCGGTCTAGGAATGAGCGCGGATATCGTGGCTCGTAATATATCAGGTAACTTCTCCGCAGCAAGGCAAAATCTGTTAGAGGACCAAAAGACCTTCCGACAATGGCAAGAATTTGTTATTGCACACTTTTGCATGCCGATTTGGAAAGCCTTTATTGACGCATTATACCTAGCCGGTGAACTACCATCTGACTACTTGGCGAACAAAGACAAGTACCAAGAAGTATCTTGGCTCGCACCAGGTTGGTCGTGGATAGACCCAGTTAAGGAAGTGTCCGCCAATAAGGAAGCTATCAAATCCGGCCTTACAACCCTAGAGGATGTGTGCGCAGCATCTGGGCGTGATTGGGAGGAAGTTCTTGAACAACGGAAACTCGAACAGGATAGAGCCAAGGAGCTTGGTGTGTTACTTGATTATTCCAGTGAGTTGCAACCATTGATGGACCCAGATAGTGACAATAACGTCCAACAATCACAGGAAGGAGCTGATGGCTAACAATGGACGAAAATGAAAAACGTAGCGTTCAAGGTAATTATTGCCGTGAATCTACGATTGACCAAGTCGACTCCGACAATCGGACGGTAGAACTTTCCTTCTCCTCCGAAACGCCATATGGCCGTTGGTTCGGCGATGAAATCCTTTGCCATGATGAAGAATGTATCAATCTCGATAGATTTAACGATGGCTTAGGCACGGTGCTATTTAACCATGATCGTGATGCGGTCGTGGGGCACATCGAAAAGGTGTGGATTGAAGATAATCGAGGTAAAGCGCTAGTACGGTTTGACGAAGATGAACAATCCGACGCCATATTTAAGAAAGTCCAATCCGGAACACTTCAAGGTGTTAGCGTAGGATACGCTATTAACCGCTACGAAGTGTTAGAAGATGATAGTACTACTTCCACGAATGGCCGTTTCACCGGTCCAGCATACGTCATCACCGATTGGGAACCTTTAGAAATCAGCATTGTATCCGTACCTGCAGACCCTACGGTCGGCGTAGGGCGCAGTGCAGATGATATTCAAATTCATACAAGTATTGACACACAGGAGGAAAACAAAGGTATGGATGAAAAAGAAAAATTGACTGAAACTCCAGAAGTGAAATCCGCTCCAGTTGAAGGTGGTATCACAAAAGATGAATTGGCAAAAGCCATGGAAGAAGAACGTAAACGTACTTCCGAAATTACTGCTATGTTCCGCGACTTCGATGTTGAAGGCGCAGACGAAGCAATCGTATTGGGCAAATCCGTTGACGAAGCACGTGCAATGGTTATGGACCAATTACGTGCACGTAACGCAGGCGTGTCCGTTAAAATGGGCGAATCTGAATCCGATAAATTCCGCGCAGCTGCACAAGATGCAGTATTAATGGCGGCAGGTATTCAAGTAGCTGAACCGGCGCCAGGTGCTAACGAATTACGTGCACATTCCTTAGTTGAATTAGCACGTGAAGCACTACAACGTGAAGGCCTTCGTGCTAACTTTGGTGATAATTTGGAATTGGCTCGTGAAGCTATTAACTCCACATCCACATTCCCTGCTATCATGTCTAACTTGGCAAATAAATCCGTAATGAACGGCTTTAACGAAGCAGAAACTACTTACCAATTATGGGCGGGTAAAGGCTCTAACCGTGACTTCAAGGAAGCTACACGCGTAGCGTTGTCTGAAGCAGGTGACTTGGAATTAGTTCCTGAAGGTAGCCAATTTAAAGCAATGACATTCAAGGAAGCTTCCGCACGTACTAAAGTGGCTACATACGGCAAATTGTTCAGCTTAACTCGTCAAGCAATTATCAACGATGACCTTGGTATGTTCTCCGCTATTGCTACTCGTTTCGGATCCGCAGCTAAACGCTTGGTTAACAAAATGGTATACGCTCAATTGACAGGTGACGTAGTAATGGACGATGGCGTTGCATTGTTTAACAGCAAACACGGTAACGTTGCATCCACAGGTGAAGCATTGTCCGTAAAAGCTATTGCTAAAGCAGTAACTGCTATGCGCCGTCAAAAGGGTATCCAAGGCACTGCTACTCTTAACATCACGCCTAAATACTTAATCGTTCCACCTGAACTTGAAATGGTAGCATACCAACTCATGAACTCCACCGCAGACGTGGCAGGTGTTAACTCCGGTGTAATTAACCCATACAAAGGTCGATTCACTGTTATCGCTGATGCAGAAATCACTGACCCAGATGCATGGTACTTAGTAGCCGATGCAACTCAACACGATACAATTGAAACTACATTTTTGAACGGCGTAGAAGCTCCACGCTTAGAAACTCGTCAAGGCTTTGATGTAGATGGTATCGAATATAAAGTTGCATTGGACGTAGGCGTACGTGCACTTGACTTCCGTGGATTGTATAAAAACGCTGGTAAATAATTAGGGGGTAACGATATATGATGACACAATTCGTACAAGAAACTGACCGCATTGACATTACTGCAACTGCAGAAGTCAAAGCCGGTAATATCGTAGAAGCAGGCGCACTTCACGGTGTGGCTATCACAGATTTAAAAGTCGGTGAAGTCGGTGCCATTAAAGTAACCGGCGTATTCAAAGTAACAGCTAATAAAACTGATACTTTTGCAGTCGGCGACGTAGTTAACTTTGATACAGATAAAGCCGTTAAAACTGGCGGTAAACCATTGGGTATCGCAGTAGCACCTAAAACTGCTGCACAAGATACGGTTACAGTTATGCTAGTGCAAGCTGTCAAAGTTGGCGCGTAGGCAATAGCTATATTATGAGGATAACGGGGGCCACACGCCCCCGTTAAACCTATGAGGTACAAATATGTATACATACGATGAAAACGTCCTCCTGGGGGCATTTGGTGAGAAAATCACATATGAAGGTAAGACCATCAAGGCGAGCGTAGAAATCGGTGAGTACGATGGCAAGGGTTCTGGATTCGTAACCGGATTAGCCGATAAGGCTAAGATATGGATACGAACCAAAGATATACCACTCCCTAAGACGAAGGATGAAATCTACATCCATGGTAAGAAGTGGTATGTAGACCATATCTCCGATAGCGATGATAGGATGCACTGCCTAGAAATCGTGGCCAACGTAAGGACGGTGAGACCATGAGTAATGAGCCTATCACCATTAATGATGGAGCTACACCGTATCTTGAATTTATCGCTAAAACGAAACCTGACTGGATGCGTAAGGCGATGAAGTCGATGGGGTTCATGATGTCTAAGGCTATCAAGGAGGGCATCAAATCCGGAGCACCAGGCGGTAAGAAATACGCCAGTTTCATGCCACCGGCTATGAGGGCACAACTCGAAGCAGCATTCGGCGCTAAAGTTAGAAGAGCTTACAGAAAAGGTGGTAAGGCTGACCGCGAAGGCTGGACGCATAAGTCTCGTGATGAACTTATCGCGAGTGGTGTAAAAGCCGGCACGGTTGGTTATACGCCTCTTGGTAAGATGTACCGAGCCGTAGGGTACCAGTACGACGCTAAGTCTGAATCGGTTAAAGTTGGATGGCTATCTAATTCAGCTAAGAAATTAGGGGAACAGATAGAGAAGGGCTACACCAAGGAAATTACGGAAAACATGCGTAAGAAATTATTTGCGCATGGGTTCCAGTTGGCCAAGGGGAAAACGACCTTCACCATTAAACCTCGTGAAACTTTCGGGCCGATGCGTAACGCCCTTCAACCTAAACTCGTACCGTTTCTTGAAAAGAAAATCGGGGAGTACGCACTCGGTAACACCTCGTGGGGCTCCAGTAATCGAGTATACAAAGTGAGGTAGCTATGCAAACAATTCCACTCGCAGTGATTGCGAACCGTTGGGTTGAGGCTATTAAGGATAATGATCGTATCAATGAGTTCTGTCAAGCAAAGTACGGCAAGGATTTATCCATATTCGTAGGGTATGACGATGCAGGGGCTCCTCTTGAGGAGGATTGCCCATGCGTTATCGTCCTTATGGACAGTAAGTCCGAAGGGCTTGCAGATTCCTATTCGTATACGCTTCAACTCGTATGGGGCGTACATCGGAAGGAAGCGGAGCGTAATGGCCGTGTCATTACCTATACCGGAGCCTTTGAAACCGATGAACTTGGCCAGCTACTCATTGAATGTATTATGGCCGTCAACCCTAATTATCCAGTCATTAACATTGACTATGAAACGGATAATGTATCGTGGCGCCCTGTGTATCCAGGAAAGGCCACATTCACAATAGAAATACCGCACGTAATCGGCGGTCACGTTGAATATTAATAGGAGGATAACATGGCAGTAGCTAAACGTGCGCAAGGCGCACAATCCAAATTAACAATGGCTTTTGAGACTGACTTTGGCGTTACACCGTCCACCGGTGGCGTGGTTATGCCAATCATTAGTTCCTCTCTAAAAGCAAGTCAAAATCTAAATGATTCTAATGTAATTCGTGGTACACGTAATCCTGCGGCACCTAGTCGAGGTAACATCGATGCATCCGGCAGTATTACACCACCGGTCGATGTAATCGGCTTCGGCTATTGGTTGAAACTCGCTTTCGGGGCTCCAACTTCTACAGCTGGCGCAGGCTCCGCGCATAAGCATGTGTTCAAAATTGGTCCGGATATGCCGTCCGCTACATTCGAACAAGGCTATAAGGATATTAGCACATATCAACAATTTAGCGGTGTTCGCATGAATAAAATGGCGCTTAACTTTGGTGGTGACTCCGAGTTAACAGCCACTATTGACGTAATGGGATGTAAGGAAACAATGGCGGCAGTGCCATTTGATACAGCACCTACTCAAATTGCATTTACACCATTTGAAAACCTAGAAGCCACAATCAAAGAAGGCGGTGTGACAGTCGCTAACGTATTGTCCCTAAGCCTTAACATTGACTTCGGTTTGGATGGTGATTCCTACGCTATTGGTAATAAAGGGTTCCGTACTTATATTGATACAGGTATTGTCGGTGTATCCGGTACATTGAAAGCGTTCTTCCAAAACATGGACCTTTTGAACAAAGCCGTAAATGGTACAGAATCTAGCCTTGAATTGACGCTCACAAAAGGTGATAACTCCTTGGTTATCAAATTACCTGAATTGATTTACGAACGTAACTCCCCAGGCATCGATGGTCCTAAAGGCGTTAACATCGAAATGCCGTTCAAAGCATACTACGGTGACGATTCTGAACAATCCGCCGTGCTATTCGAATTAACTAATACGCAAGCAGCGTATTAATAGGAGGTAACTATGAAGATTCAAGGTAAGGAACTAAAAGCAAGAGCCCTCACATGGTCTGAACGTGAAATGTTGATTAAAGCAGGATTGGACTTTGTATATTGTCCAGTCGAAGAAGATGATCAATTAGCAGGTATCATTCGTAGCCGTGACATTATGCGGTTCATTTTGATGGATGTATATGGCCTCAGTGATGAGGACCTGAATACTGTATCTGACAAGGAAGCTATGGACTTTGCAGGTAAAGTTATTACCGCTACCTTTCAGGTACAAGACGCAACGGAAAAAAACTAAAAGAGGTGTGGGGGTGGATGTCCTCTGACCGTCCGAAGTATTGCCAAGGGTGTAGGGAGTTACAATCCACCACCCGGCAGTCCTTCGACTGTTCGGAGTGTGAATACAATCCTCCGCACCTATTATTTGGTACAAAATTGGCTATGAAGCTGTATACCCTATCACGCAGTCAACGCATATATCACACAGGAGGGCTAGCAGGATTTGATTATCCGGCCATCCGCACAGTTGCGGAAATGAATAATATCAACCTGGGCCCGATGTTATTCAACCTCATGTGGATATTAGAGGGATTAGAAATGGAGGCGATGAATAAGGATGTCGAATAATGTAGTAGATATCGTAGTGCAACTGACCGATAAGAATACGCAAGCCGGTTTAGAGAAAATCGCAGCCGCCTCTAAGGGTACAGTTGCCGAGCTAGCAAAATTAAAAACAGAAATGTTGACCATTGGAGCAGGGGCAGGTATCACCGGTCTAGGGTCAAAGCTTGCCAAAGAGGCACTCGACTGGAATTTATCGGTTAAGAAAATGCAGTCCTTAACAGGTGCCACTGCTGAGCAAGCTAGTACCTTTATCTCCGTGGCCAACTATATGGGCGTAGCTACCGACGTAAGCACTACGGCGTTTGCTAAGTTCGCGAAAGCCGTATCAAACGCTCAAGACAAAATGCAAACAGCCTCGGCTGAGGGGAAGCTTGCGACCGATATGTTCAGCCGGTTAGGGATTAGTATTGATCAGATTCAAGGGAAGAACACTCTTGAAGTATTCCAGATTATCCAAGAACGCCTAAGGGGCATGAAGGATGGCGCGGAAAAGACTCGCGTCGAAATGGAATTGTTTGGTAAAACCGGGTACCAGCTCCATGGCATGCTAAACATGTCTGCAGAGGCGATGAAGCAAGTCGAGGACCGGGCACGTGCTATGGGCCTTATTATTGACGATGAAGCGGCTAAGAAATCGGCGCAGTTTAATCGTCAATTAAAGGACATGGAACAAACCGGTAAGCGTTTGGCCATTATGATTGGCCAAGAGTTGTTGCCAGTGATTATGGACTACACGCAATGGGCTATCGACTTGACAAAGTCCTATAGTAGTATGGCCTCCGAACAAAAGGAAGCTATCTCGGGGGTAGTGAAATTTAGTTTTGAAGCTGGTATCGCTGTCACTGTAATTCAGTCCGTAACGACGGCATTGAAATTCATGAGACTTGCTACATTAGCGGCTGCAGGTCCTTGGGTAGCCTTGGCCAGTGCTATTGCGTTGGCAGGTAAAGCATTACTGGACTATCGATACAAGGAACGTACCAAAGGTACTGACCTAGGGGTTGAAGTCAATGGTATGAAGGCCCATCGGAACCTTAACTCTGATAAAGGTACAAGTGAAGCCTATATGGCTAACCACGACGGCCGGTACTGGGTTGAGGATAATTCCTTCTTCGGACTTATTAAGAATGACCGCCTAGCCACTAAGGAGGAAGGCGCTCAAATTGACGCTGCGATGAAGGCTAAAGAAGAGGCTGACGCGGCGAAGAAGAAAGCTGAAGAGGAGCAGGCCAAGTTAGACCAGGAAATCGAGAACGCTAAGAACGGCTTATCGAATAACGAGGCCATTAATAAGGCTAATGAGGAAGCTGGTAAAGCGGCGAAGGCCCAAGAAGCTGCAGCTAAGAAAGCAGAACAAGCGGCTGAAAAATTAGCAAGCTCCGTGGAACGTCTTAACGACATGATTCGAAGTCTAACACTCCAATCATTGGAGATTGACGGAAGTCAGTATGAAATCGATAAGCTCAACGCTAAGAACCAATATGAATCGAACAATAAGAACATTCGAGATATTATTCGTTCCGCAGCGGGGCTTAATAGCGTAGGTGGTGGAAGTGGTGAAGCTTCCGGGGTATTAGCTGCCGCTAATGCTCAACTTGGCAAGGCCTACTCACTAGGTGCCGATGGTACTTGGGCTACGGATTGCGGTAAGTTGTTCGCTGATTCCGTTAAGGAAACTTTCGGAAAGGACGTACCCCGGTATGTGCCTTCCATTATGGACGCGGCAGCAGCTGCGGGCGCATGGCATCCGGCGGGCGATGGATATACCCCTCAAGCAGGCGATGGCGTCGTAGTCCTTGGAGATAATCACATCGTAATCTCTGACGGTAACGGCGGATACACCGGGGCTAACTCTAGTACTGGGGTAGTCGCTAAACAGTCCGTCGAAGGTGATTTCGGGGCGGTTACAGGGTATGTGGATACGGCTAAATTAGTAGGCACATCTGCAAGCGCATCAGCATCTAACGATGCCCTTAAGAACGCTAACGCGCAAGCGTTGGCCAACTCCAACCTAGTGGCCGAGGCAAGGGCCAAGAACGAAGAAGTATACCAAAAGAAATTGGCGGAAGCGGAGCGTAATCAAACTATCCGTGTTCGTAAGATGAATGAGGATATTACGAAACTTGACCTTGAACGTACAGGGGACAGACTCCAACTTATCAAGACTGAGTCCGATGCACAAAAGGCTCAAATTGAGGATAACGTTCGCGAGTACACCAAGGCTGTAGGGGACAAGAAACTTGCTGAGAAGAAGGCAGAGTCGGAACGATTGAAACTTGTAGCCGATACTGAGCAGAAAATCAGAGAGCTTGCCTACACACAAACATCAGAAGCGCTGGATCATCAGTCCAACCTGGTGAAACTTGGCCATCTTACTCAAGAGCAGTCCGACGCCATCTTGGCGGAACAACTGCAAGCCTACATCGACTATTCCAAGGACGAGCTAGCTAATGCACAGATGACGGCTATGCAACGTCTACAGATTGAAAAAAACCTAGTTGAGGCCCAACAGAAGCTATGGGAGATGGCAGGGCGTAACTTGAAATCTCGATTGAAGGAAGCAGCGCGCCAATATCAAGAGGAAACCGTGAACTATGCTGACCTTGCGAAGTCGACCTTTGACAGTACCATGAGTAATATCAATTCGACGTGGACAAGTAATCTCGAGGCTATGGCCACAGGTACGAAGTCCTTTAGTAAAGGGCTAATTAGCATATTCAAGGATATGACGAACAGCATTATTAAGATGATGGTGAACCTATCCTTCCAACAGTACCTACAACCTAAGTTGCAAAGCCTATTCGGTGGAGTGGTCGGAGGTATAGGAAATATTGGTGGAGGCGGTCGTACCTTCTCCACAGGTAGGTCCTTTAGTTCAGCGTTCAGTAGTCGAGGGTTCTCTAAGTTCGCATCTGGCGGGGTAGCGCCTACAGGTATGACATTGGTCGGTGAAAACGGACCTGAGCTCCTTCAGTTCAACGCATCTCATCGTATCTATAATGCTAGTCAAACGCGTAAGATGCTAGGAGGTAATCAGGGGAATAACGTTACTGTTAACATCATCAACCAATCTGGCCAAGCCCTTGAATCTGAGCAACAAAGCTCGAGATTTGATGGGGAAAATTACATCATCGATGTAATGGTTAAAGCCGTAACAAGTAATAAAGGAGGTGCGCGGGATGCAATTAAAGCAGCCGCAGGTTAATCATGGCAACATTTCCAAACATTAGATATCCAATATATCCAATTCAAGAAACTACACCGGATATGACCTATAAGGGCCAAGTAGAAAATATGACGATTATTAGTCGCCGTAAAACGACTAAGGCCTTACGGTCATATAACGTGAATTATAAGGTACCCACCTCCGAGTACTTACGGCTAAGGTCGTTCTTTGACGAGGTCAACTGCTCGACAGTATTCGACTGGACGAACCCTGAAACGAAGGAAACTATCAAGGTACGATTCAGTGATCAGTTAGACTTCGCAGCGAATGACTACGGCATATGGGTTGGTACCGTGAAATTACAGGAGGCATAACATGTTAACACTTTCAACCGCTTCTATATTGGAGAAAAACAAAATAGACGCCACGGGTGTATGGCTCATGCTCCTTGATATCGAATACAAAGGCGATATCGTCCGACTCGTGTATAACACTGAGGATATTACCTTTCAAGGGAACAAGTACATCGCGTTTCCGTTTAAATTAGCGGACGTCAACCATAACTCAACTGACCTTCCAAACGTTAAATTGTCCGTGTCCAATGTGACACGGACTATCCAACGCCTGGCGGAGGATAATCAAGGGTTCACGGGTGCGAATGTCATTGTCCGCGTAATAAATACAAATGTACCGAATGTGTGCGAAGTAGAAGAACACTTCGTTATTACAGGCTCCGTTGCTAATGCTGAATGGATGGAGTTCACACTAGGTACGGATTTTAGCTTTACTCGTCGGTTCCCCTTAGTCCGCATCATGAAGGATTTTTGTCCTTTCAAATTCAAAGGTGTTCAGTGCGGATACAAAGGCACCGAGACCGAGTGTAATAAGACTTTGTCACGATGTCGGGCACTAGGTAATAGCGTTCGATTCGGAGGCGAGCCAACGATTCCACAGGGAGGTCTGTATGCATCTAACAAGTGATATGTCTGATATGCTTGGCACTCCATTTGAGGAGCTGAAATGTTGGGATGTAGTGGCCGAGGTGTATCGCCGTAACGGTGTTACGCTTCCAAACTATACAGATATTCCTATGGACGAGTGGCAAGAGGTCAAGGAACCTACAGAGGGCAGTGTCCTGGTCTTTTCTCTTAAAGGTAAGGAACTCGACCACGTAGGTGTGTATTTAGGTGATGGCAGATTCATTCACGCTACTAAGCCAAGCGGTGTATGTATCGAACATATTTCTAAATACGTTCCTAGGCTTAAACATATATACGATAGAAAGGAGTAGCCAATGATTAATGTAGTGCTAGTAAGGAATCCGTTTAAACCGGATCAGCACGAAACACAATACCGCCCTTATAAGGCAAACATGCCATTAAGCTTTTACATTAAACAAGATGGCGACTGGGTATACTCCATTAATGGCCAAGAGGCTACGCTTGATACCATTGTTAATGATGGCGATTATATCGTGGCCATGCCACAGATTGACGGTAAGTTCTTTGGAATCATCTTAACCATTGGCCTTAGTATCGCCACAGGCGGTATCGCTAGTGGTGCGATATTTGGTATCCAAAGCCTAATATGGCGTACAGTACTTTCCATGGCCATTGGTATGATTGGCAATATGCTCGTCAATAAGTTAACTCAGCCAAAAGCTGACCGGTCCCATACGGACTCCGCACAGGCTAATACCTATGGATGGGGAGGAGCAAAAACTGTAACCGGGCAAGGGTACCCTCTAGCCGTTACATACGGCCGTATGAAGAGCGCAGGGCTCCTCTTATCTCGTCACATTATCAGTGACGGCGAAAAGCAGTACCTCAACCTCTTATATTGCGCCGGTGAAGGCGAGTTATCCAAAATCGAGGATATCCGTATCAACGCTAACCCAATCAGTAACTACCAAGATGTACAAGTGGATATCAGATTAGGTACCAATGACCAAACTGTTATCCCTAACTTTAACGATAACTATGCAGACCAAGTACTCAACTATGAGCTTAAAACCGGGTGGAGTACGCAACGTGTGCAAGGTGACGCATGCAATGCTATTGAGTTAACTATCAGCTTCCCTAATGGCTTGTATTACTCCAACGATACGGGCGGTATGGACGCTACATCGGTTACTCTTGATGCGGAAATCCGCAAAGTTGGGGAAAATGAAGAGTGGCATAAGTTACCGCTATCCAACCAAAAGGGTATGCAAGCCTTCGTTAAGAAATCCGGTGACGGATGGTCCTTTACTCGTCAAAAGTCTGATGCGGAAATCGCTGAAGGCGACTATAGGGGCAAGGTTACAGAGGCTACTAACACCGCGTTCTATCGAGTGTACCGATTTGATAACCTCGATAAGGCACAGTATGAAGTTCGTGTTCGCTGTTCCAGTAAGGATGGTAGCTCTATTCGATACAACAATAAAGTGTACTGGAACCAGTTAACACAGATTATATACGATGACTTCGTGCATCCAGGCAAAGCACTTATCGGCATTAAAGCTTTGGCCACATCTCAACTTAACGGCTCTGACCCTGAAGTATCCTGGATACAAGAGCGCTCCGCCGTGTATGTGTTCAACCCGTATCAACAAAAGTACGAAGTCCAACGCGCGGATAACCCGGCATGGGCGGCGTATGATCTGCTTCACATGGCGCGTAAGTTTGGCGATGAATACGTCGTGTTTGGCCAACCTCATGGACGTATGGACTACGATGCATTTAAGGCTTGGGCCAATAACTGCGATAAGAACGGATTCACCTTTAACTATATCTACGATAGCGCTAGCCGGTTATGGGATGCGCTCAAATATCCGGAGAACGTAGGGCGGGGGAAAGTCATTCCACAGGGGACTAGATTCACCTGTGTTAGTGATTATAAGTCGACACCGGTGCAGCTATTCACGGTGGCCAACATTAAGCAAGGTAGCTTCTCCGAGGAGTTCCAAGGAATCCAAAGCCGTGCCAACTCCGTGGAAATCTCCTTCCTTAATAAGGATAAGGACTACGAGCGTGATGTTATCCCCGTGTATGGCGATACATACGATGAATCGGATACACTTACCAACCCTGCACAAATTGAGCTCATGGGATGTACTAGCCTAGACCAGGCGTTCAAACATGGTAAGCACTACCTACGATGCAACAAGTACGAGGTGCGTACTGTATCTATCGAAGCTTTCACCGACGCCATAGCGTGTACCATAGGCGATATTATTCTTATCCAACATGACGTACCTGAATGGGGCGAAGGCGGTCGGGTAGTAGCTGTTACAGGTAATACCATCACTCTTGATAAGGAAGTATCGGCATTACCTGGCAAGCAGTACCAATTACTAATACGGAACAACGCTACTGATGCGGTGACTACGCTCACAGTACTAAGCGTGATTGGTCGTAACGTAACGGTTAAGGAAACGATTGCAGTCGAACCAGGTAGCGTGTATGCCTTTGGTGAGTTAACCAAAGCAGCTAAACCATTTAGGGTACTAGCTATCACGGAAGGCGGTACAGAACTTACTCGCAAGATACAATGTATGGAATACTATCCAGAAGTGTATACGAGCGATGATGGCACCGTGCCAGTTATCGACTATAAGTCTGAAGTTGGTAGCGATATCGAGGATATAGGCCTCGTAAGTGATGTATACGGTGCTAATGGCATTATGTACTCACGAATCGCCGTCCGTTGGCAACTCCCTCGTGATGGCAAGATAACCAACGTAGTAGTTAACTATCGGAACGCTAAAAGTGATATCTGGAAATATGTGGGGAACTTCCCCGCATCACCTAATAGCACAGAGATATCCGATGTACTATTAGGCGCTACTTACGAGGTTAATGTGCAAGCGATTAACGATTTAGGGCAACTCACTACAGGGGTTACTAAGGAAATCGTGATTCCTAAGATGCAAGCGCCTGGTGACGTGCAGAACCTACACGTTATTAGTCGATATAATCTAACCGCCGATAAAAGCGTGTACTATGACCTTCAAGTGATGTTCGAACCACCGGCTAACCCTGGCAACTTTGACAGCGCTGAGGTGTGGTACAAGCTTAAGTCTAAGAATGGCCAAGTTATCGCCGGTCAAGATTGGCAGTATGCGGGAAGTAGTAACAGCCAGGTTATTATCAAGGCATTAGGCCCTGGTGAAGAATTCGAGGTTAAGGCCGTAGCCGTGGATAGGTTTGGTAATCGTTCCGATACAGCCCAGGTAGTTGACGTCGTAGTCAAGGCGATGGACGAAGTACCAGACATGCCTAAGAACTTTACTGTATCATTCAAGGACCACGCCACCGCATTATGGAACGATGTATTGAACGCTGACGTGGATTACTACGAACTACGCACCGATAATAACCATGGCAAGGATACCAACGCACTACTTGCGAAGGTAAAAGGTACCTCAGCTAATCTACCGCTTACGAAACGAAGCGGTACAGTGTACTTGTATGCACGAAGTACGCTAGGTAAGTACTCAACACCGGCAACGTATTCGTACAACTTGCCACAGTTAGCGGCGCCTACGTTCGAGGTCAAGGACCAACTTGGAGGGTTTAGCCTCTACTTTGGTGCGAAGCCACCACAGGCGTATGTAATCCGTTGCCATGTTATTGGCGAGGATCGTACAGACGATTTAGAGACAACGTCTAGCATGCTCACCTACTCCAATAAAGCCGGAGTATATCGTGTGCGGTGTGAATATGTCGATGTGTTCGGTAGTAGCTTAGTCGCTGAGAAGTCGGTCACTATTAAGGATAGGGTTGATAAGAGCCTACTTGACGCGGAAGCATTAGGGTTAAAAGCTATGGACGAATCAATTCAAGCGATGAGTTCTGAAGTTGGAACGATGAAAACCTCTGTGAATGGGTTCGAATCTAAATTGGTTCAACTTGATAAGGGTATTACCCAAAAGGTAACTGACCTTAATCAGAACCTCTCTGGACAAATTACTACGCTAGCCAATGGTATCGACCTTAGGGTGACACAAGCCATCGGTAATATGAGTGGAAAGGATATTGTTAGCCGGATTAACTTATCACCTGAAGGTACTCGAATTGAGGGCAAGATATTACATGTAACAGGCCAAGCACTGTTCGATAATAACATCATCACTGAGGGTATGCTCCAAGCTAACTCCGTGAGTGCGGATAAGATACAAGCATTATCCATTAGTAGTGACAAGTTACAAGCGGATAGTGTTACCGCTGATAAGATAAAGGTGAATAGCCTTGACGCTATCACGGCAACGATTGGTACGCTCCGCACTAAAACGAGTGGCGCTCGTGTTGAGATATCGGATAACTTAATTCAGGTATTCGATGATAACAATGTACTGAGAGTGAGGTTAGGACTATGGGGCGACTAATTAGGTGGTTAAAAGAAAAGCTGACTTCGTTATTTAGAAAGAAAGGTGATACTGTGCCAGCTGGAATACAAGTATTTGATGAACACGGTGAGACTGTAGCAGACCTATCTACAGGACTTACCAAGATTATATGGACTAAAGAACTCACAACTATTGAGCCTGAGTTCTCGGTCAAGACTGACATATTTGAAGGTCAAAAGCTATTCGCACTTCGTGAATATTATGGTACCTGTGGCTCGAATGACTATGGAGGTGACTATGTCAGCTATATTAACGGCGATACAGTTACTTTCGCGCCTGGCAATAAGGCCTATATCGGTAAACCTTGTCGAGTGAAGCTAATGATAGGAGTATGCGAATGAATATTTTAAAAGTAATCAATAATAAGAAAAACGTACTGCTCAATGATAATCAAACCTGTGCATTTCTTAAACACAGGATAACGTTTAGCGGTACCGGTGACATCCCAGTTGTTGGCGGGTATGATACACCTGATTGGAAATACCGAATTTCGCAGTATACATACCGGAATGTTAGAGCAACGGGAACCATCTCATCGACGGTCACCATTACAATTCCAATCACACATAGGGACCCTGATGAGTATTATATTTACTCTGTGGCTTCTGCTTCGCCAATAGAAATGGTATCAACCGGCGAACGCATGGCAGTTGATACGGCTATTGGGTTAAAAAAACCTCTATTTATATGTCGGATTTATGTGCCGTATACAACTGACATAGGGAGTATCTTACGAGGCCTTGAAATCTATGTGTATTCAAATAAGGTTTCAAAATCGGAAACGTACGGCATGGAAGTGTTTAACGAGAAAGGGATGCCTGTTTTTAACAGCGCGAATTATTATATCCGCGCCAAGGATACATGCTTTAAACATTACACAGAGGCGGATACTACCTCGGATAAGTTCAAGGAGTCTCATACCTATGAGGTTACTAAATTAGGGTTAACAGTAGTTAACTCTGTACCAGGGCAGTATGTGGGATTTGACGGAAATGTAGTGTATGCCTATCCGTCTGCAAGTTTGCCACCTAACTTTTTTAGGACAACAAAGTTTTCAGGAACACTCCAATATATCGTATCCGAGCTAGACCAACATAAGCACTTCCCTGAATCCGTTGACCTAGCTGAAATCTAAGGAGGCCCATATGATTGAACAAGACATCACATTATACGCAGGGCAGGACTTTGGTATGACCTACGTCGTACCGCCTGGCTCCGATATGGACCTAAGTCAATACGAGGCTGTTTGTAAAATTCGTAAACGGCCCTATGATGATATGAAATTAGAGTTAACACCTGTGGTACAGTCTAAACAGGTAGGGTTCTTCATTAGCGGAAAGGATTCCGCTAAGGCCCAATTAAAGGGTGGCGACTACCTGTACGACGCGTTTATCTTTAATGATCACAAGTGGATAAAGTTAGGGCAGGGGACAGTCACCATCGTTCCAGATATTTCAATGCACAACTAAGGAGGTACTTTGTATGGAAACAAATGAATTAATTTTAAAACTCGATAAGGACAGTACATTACCGCTTATTGAGGGGCTAGGTAAAAGCGCCTATGCTATTGCTGTGGCTCATGGGTTCAGAGGTACTGAACAAGAATGGCTTGACAGTTTAAAAGGCAACCCATTCCGATATGAGGATTTTACGCCAGAACAATTGGCGGCCTTGAAAGGCAACCCATTCCGATATGAGGATTTTACGCCAGAACAATTGGCGGCCTTGAAAGGGCCTAAAGGTGATGATGGCAATGGGTTAGATGTAACATCATTATCGAATGCATTAAAAGGAATTGGATTAACGCCAACAGGTAGAGATGTCTATCAACTAATTACCGACGCGTTAATCGATGTTAAAAATGGTGCTGATATTGGTAGTTCGTATTATTGGGGGGAAAAGAAATTCACAGATTTCTTTACTCCATTAAGTGTAGGTGATACTGAATTACGAGGTTCAATTCCTAATGGATTTTATACCAGTGTCAACGGTCAAGACAAGCGACAATGGGGTGGCAATAAACCAAAACAAGATGCTCATATTGATATTCCAACAGGTGTAGAAAACTTTACTGTTGAATTATATTTGCCGAATGAAGAAAAAATATGTTCCTTTGTAGTATCTGTTCCACAAGCACCAAAATATACGGCTCCTAATCCACCATCTGGAATGTCAATAATTTCTGAATACACAGACCTTAATAATGTAAAATGGACTGTCTATGATGCGTATGATGAATTAGATGGTCATACACAAACTGCATATTGTGATATTAGTAATATTTATATGAATGCTAACTATAACACCTTATCGGTTAACAACGCCTCTAATTTACGAAGAATTGTAATGTATACAACTAAGCCTGTTACAGTTTGGACGAATTCAGAAATTAAAGCTCCTACAGGGGCTACACTTGAATACCACAATAAAGACATCATTACTATCAATAAAGCCGTTGATGACTTATAAGAGGTGAACTATGTGGACTTGGCAATTTGAGCTGAATGATATTTTAACTACACTTACAATAGTAAGGATAATTACAGGGGTCGGCAACTTCTACAAAACCGCGCCAGATAATGAATAATTAACTAATATAAGGGGAACACATGCAAGAATTAACTGATTTCATGGGCGAGGCTTGGCGGGCATTGACGGATTCGTTCGTTCTAAATGCCTTACTTGCATGTGTTCGACCTACTTAATTATTACACTTAGGGGGAGTGAATGGATATATTGAACGACATTTTAGTAATGCTGATTAGCGGTGTGTCACATGAGCATATTGTCAGTATGGGCGTAATCATCATATTAACGACCGTACTGCTATTCATTGACGCAGCGCAACGCATTACGACGGAGGTGCTTAGGTACAACAAGGATAATCACAGGAACAATACACCTATAACATTACTCACAACGCTCACATGGTATGGCTGGGGAAAAGGGAAATATGTTGATGCTACAACAGGACTCAAACGTCGGTACTTAATGAGTGAACGCTTACGATCCGATTTACTGACGAAGCTATGTGTACAGTATCCCGCCTGGATGGTCTTATCGGTAGTGTTTGAATCGCTACCGGATATCCCGATTCCGAATACGGAACTATTCATGGACCACATTTTTTCATTCCTATTCATGTTGATTCCGTTCTTCTCTGAATGTTGGTCAATTATCGAGAACTTACGCGAAATGGTTGAGGATGACCTCGTCGACTTTGGAAAGGTATTCCAAGGCGTACTAGAAATTATCAGAGCATGGAGGGGCAATGGATAAGTTAGCTATCATTAACCGCATCAAGCGGTCATATCAGTCCATTCGAATCGCTGGCATACGGCCAACTGGAGTATTAGCAACGAGGGCGCTAGTCCTCGTCATGCTAGTACCGATGATATTAGTCGTTGCCCAGTATGTATTATCGACAATTAAAGGCTATGTATCTCCAGAAGCGAATCAACTTATCGATAAGGGTATTCTTATCATTGACCACATATTCGTGCCGTCGGTACTTATGTCCATTGTTGGATTATGTGGCATGTTTATTGACAAAGACCATAATGGCATTCCGGATAAGTTAGAGGAGCCGAATACGTTGCCGATGAATCGACCTGGCATACAACAACTATCTAATGACGTTAACCATGATGAGAGGGGGAAATAAATGTTTAGACAAATTACAATGGAAGATTTAAAAGACCTAGCGCTAGACGCGTACGGCAAAATTGAAAAGGCATACCTGCATTGGACAGGTGTCAAAGGCGGTAAGCACTTCACAGATTACCATATTAACATTGACCGAGATGGTACGATGTGGACCGATATGAAGGCCTTAACAGACTATAAGGAACACACTTACATGCGTAACAGTAACGCAGTAGGCATTGCTATTGAGGCATGTTGGGATGCGGTCAGTGAAAATAATCTAGGTAGTGAACCACCTACAACAGCACAGTTAACTACTATGACACAAATTATGGCCGTGCTCACTATTAATGCGGGAGTACCACTTGATATACAACATCAAATGACCCACGCAGAGGCGGCAGATAATCGGGACGGCCTAGACCTCTATTATTTAGATCCGACGGGATACCCTAATAATACTTACGGCCCAGACTCCAACGTTGACCGATGGGACCTCTTAGTGGTTCATGAAGGTGACGAACGATGGAGCGGTGGCGACTGGTTACGCGGCACCGCTCGATGGTGGGGTGCTCAGTGGGGTAGTACAATTTAGGAAGGAGCTACTATGTATGAAACTATCAAGAACAAAATTGTATCTGCGTTTACTCTTAAGCGCGTTATTTGTGGTGTGCTTAGCGTTCTTATCATCTGTTTCGCATGCAGCCTCATCGGAGGGTACCTCGACACAAGAGCCGACTATCAGCGTACCCGAGAGCAGTTGGAACGAACTCAAAGGGCGCTTGATGCAAGCCGAAAGCTCAATCAACAACTCCGAGAAAGCGTTGCAACAAGCCAACGACTTAACCACGACGCAGGGAACAGCATTAACAGAATTGAAGATTATCAACGAAGAACGGACGAAGGAATTGAACGCGCTCAAAGCAATCAACGAGAAACAGGGGCAAGAATTAACGAAAGCCTCCAATCTCTTGACAACGCAAGAAGCGAAATTGAACGAAGCCTCGACCTCATTAGAAGAATTGACAGAACAAATCAAACGCAACAAACGAACAGAACAGCGCCTTAAAAGGCAACGTGATACATGGGCCGTGGTAAGCGGTGTATTTGGATTAGCAGGTGCAATTCGTCGATGACTGAGAGGTGATCCGTATCTCCTGAGCATGGGCAGGTGGACTCATGGATTGATTTCAAAAGATTATCGAAAGAATGACAAAAGATTAAAAGAGCCTACTAACTTAGAAAATATCTAGGTTGGTAGGCCCTATCTTACTTTTAATTGTAGATGAAAGCATTTGAATGTCTTGTAAATATACTATATAATTGAAACGATAAGCGTTTAAAAATTGTTAGAATTTAGAACGGTAGCTCAACTGTGGCTCACCCTATAATAATATAAATCCAGTATTAATCAGTATTTTAAGGCTATAGAAACTATTAAAAGAGGATAATTCCTACAAAAACATACTGTATTTATAAAAGGAGGTCCTATGAAGTTTTCATTTGCTCATAATAATATAAATGTTAAGGATCTTGATAAGAGTTTAGCCTTCTATAAAGAGGCCTTACTGCTTGAAGAGGCTCGTCGCTTGGAAGACCCAAGCGGTGCTTTTACCCTTGTATATTTAAAAAGTCCATATACGGCACATGAATTAGAACTTACATGGTTGCGCGATTGGGATCGCCCTTATAATTTAGGGGATAATGAATTCCACTTGGCATTTTATGTAGATGACTACGAAGCAGCTCTAAAAAAACATAAAGAGATGGGTGTTGTAGCCTATGAAAATGCCGACATGGGTATTTATTTTATCGCTGATCCTGATGGATATTGGACAGAAATCATTCCGGCGGGTAAATATTAATGGAATATATGTTAACTCGTTTAGAGTGGTTGGTTGGGCCTGATAAAATCCAAACATTAAAGGATACATCTATTGCGCTCTTTGGTGTTGGTGGTGTCGGCGGTGGGGCCATCGAGGCTCTAGTACGTGCTGGTGTAGGGCGCATCGTTATTATTGATGGTGATTCCATTGCACCTAGCAATTTGAATCGTCAAATGATTACGACACACGATACCATTGGAGAACGTAAGGTTGAGGTCGCAAAGGCGCGAGCTCTTTCCATTAATCCTGATGTAGTGATAGAAACTCACGATATTATGTATACTGAGGAGAACTATCCTGGATTTATTCAAAGCTTGAACGTTGATTATGTGATCGATGCCATTGATATGGTAACGGCAAAACTCAATATTATCGAGGTTTGCCAACGTGAAAGCATCCCTGTTATTTCCTGTATGGGCGGCGGTAATCGCTTTTACCCAGAAAAACTTATGATTGCAGATATCAATAAGTCTCATACATGCCCGTTGGCACGCGTTATGCGCCGGGAACTCAAGAAACGGGGTATAAAAAAACAATTAGTTTTATTTTCTACAGAAAAACCGACAAAACCACAGTTCCGCGGCGAAGCAACGAGCCCAGGAACATGTAGTTTTGTGCCACCAGTGGCAGGTTTTATATTAGCAGCACATGTGTTGCGTACAATTTTGGAGGTACCTAAACAATGAAACAAGCAAAAATCCATATGGCTGACGGCGGCGATATCGTAATTGAATTATTTGATAAAGAAGCTCCTGGCACAGTACAAAACTTTGTAGACTTAATCAACAAAGGCTTCTACAACGGACTTCGCTTCCACCGTGTAATCCCTGGCTTCGTAGCACAAGGTGGTTGTCCTAATGGTAACGGTACAGGTGGCCCAGGCTATACAATTAAAGACGAATTAGTTGGTAATCCACATAAACATGAACGTGGTGCATTGTCCATGGCTCACCGTGGTCCTAACACTGGCGGCAGCCAATTCTTTATCGTATATGAACCACAACCTCATTTAGATGGTGTTCATACAGTATTTGGTAAAGTAATCGAAGGTATGGACGTAGTTGATGGTATCCACCAAGGTGCTATCATGGAAACTGTGGAAGTAATCGAAGGTTAATCTCATGAATGATGTATCTATTAAACATCCAGAATGGCTATATATCGATGTAAATGGTAAAACATCATATGGGTATGACCAAGAGTGGTTCACTGATGAGTGGCAACGCTTGTCTGGTTGTGGTCCTACATCGGCATCACAAGTATTGGGCTATTCATTATTTAGGGATGGCTTATTAGATCTGGAAACCACATCCGATAAAACGCTAGCTTTAGAACGGATGAACTTAGTTTGGAAATATGTAAAGCCACGCTTTGGTGGTGGCGTATATAAAACACAATGGATGGAACGCGGTCTTACTCGTTTGCTCGAGGATAAAGGCTTATCTTATGATGTACATATGTTGAATGTGTCACCTTTTTCGGCATCTCGTATTGAAATAGACGCAGCAGCCCAATTTATTCATAATGGATTATCACAAGATGTTCCAGTAGCCTTTTTAAATCGTCACAAGGGGAAAGAAAAGGCCCTTTATACCTGGCATTGGGTTCCTATTTATAAGTTGTTTATAGATGGTGATGATATTCGTTGTGGCATTTTTGATGAAGGAGAGATTCGTGATTTCTCTTTGGTTAATTGGTTGCAAGATACTATTCTTGGTGGTGGATTTTGTTATATAACCAAGAAATAAGTGTAGGGTTATAAGAGCGATGGTGAAAGCTGTCGCTCTACCTATATAGATAGGAGGCTATTATGAGTCAATGGATTACCGAGGAGCAAACTCCTCATTTACGCCTTAGTGCAGAGGCTGAAGAAGTACTATATTCTGGCGAATCTGAATTCCAAAAAATTGAAGTCTTTAAATCTAAAGAGTATGGCATGATGCTCGCTTTAGATGGTGTGTTCCAAACATCTGAACGAGAAGAGTTTATTTATCACGAAATGATGAGCCATGTTCCTTTATTTTTACATCCAAATCCTGAACGCGTATTGATTATCGGCGGTGGAGATGGGGGCGTAGCTAGAGAATGTGTACGCCATGATTGTGTAAAAGAAGTGACTATGGTAGAAATCGATGGTAAAGTTGTAGAACTCGCTAAACAATACTTACCAACTATTGCGGAAGCAATGATTGAAAAACACCCTAAGTTAACTGTAAAAATTGGCGATGGTATTGGCTTTATGGCAAAAGCAGAAGATTATTATGATGTAATTATCGTAGATTGCTCTGATCCAATCGGTCCTGGTGAAGGTCTCTTTACTGAAGAGTTCTATAAGAATACATTGAAAGCTCTCAAGGCTGACGGTCTATTTGTACAACAAACAGAATCCCCTATGTTGCATCAACCGTTAGTGGAAAAAGTATTTGGTTATGTAAATGATCACTTCCCAATTGCTCGTCTATATACAGCTTTTATTCCATTGTATCCAGCAGGTATGCATTGCTTTACATTGGGATCCAAAACATTTGATCCATTAACATGGACTCCGAACCGTGAGCAAAACTTTGAAACTAAGTACTATAATAAAGAAATTCAAAAAGCTGCTTTTGCATTGCCAAATTTTGTAAAAAACTATTTGCCAAAAAAATAAATAGTATGTATAATAGGAAAGCACCATTCGTTAAAAATCTATTTAACGGTGGTACTTCCTTTTTATTAAGGATATATAAAAGGGTTTTGTATAAGGAGTATGCAACGAATTGACTTCAAAACTAAAGGATAAATGAAGTTAAAAAAAGTTGTTGACACAAGCTTCTAAAACAGATATAATTCTCTTTGTTACGAAGACGATGTCTTCGGTACCTACAAGGTGGTGGGTATGGTGAAGCGGTTAACACGGCGGATTGTGGCTCCGTTACGCGTGGGTTCGATCCCCACT